ATTTTGTCGCCACCAGCCAAGATCAGCCTGAACTGGCGCCAACTGGCCATGATCGGCCGAGACTGGAAACGATCATCCCATACCATGCCGGGTCACTAGCTGGACTTGTGGGGGACATGGCTAAGAAGGTGCTGCAGATTGATTTGATGCCGTGGCAACTGCATGCTCTTGAAGGGATGCTGGCAGTTGACGCTGATCAGAAGTTTGTGCATCGCTCGAGCCTTGTGTCGGTTGCACGTCAGAACGGCAAGACGACAATCATCCAAGCGCTCATTCTGTTTTGGCTTGTGGAAATGCCCAAGATTCGAGGCGGTAAGCAGACCGTGGTATCTGGCGCGCACCGCTTGGATTTGGCTTGCCTGTTGTTTGATGATCTGGCACCAATCCTTGAGGAGTATTACGGCGCCAAGATCGTTAAGTCATACGGTCGTTATCAGGCCACGATGCCGGACGGCAGCAAGTGGTGGGTCAAAGCATTAAAGCCAAACCAAGGTCACGGTATGAGCATTGACCTAGTGATCGTTGACGAATTGTTTGACGTCAACCCTGACTCGGTTGAAGGCGGTCTGTTGCCGGCACAGCGCGCACGAAAAAATCCTTTGGCGTGTTTCTTCTCCACAGCTGGTACAGAAGAATCTGTGCTGTTTCAGCGCTGGCGTGAGGCGGGCATTCGAGCAATTGACAAAGGCGAACCGTCCACGATGTACATGGCCGAATGGTCGCCCGACCCAAGCCTTGACCCGCTGCATCCTGCGTCATGGGCGTGGGGTAATCCAGCGCTCGGTCACACGTTGGACATGGACACCATTAGGCAAGAATCAACCAACCCTGATCGCGCGTCGTTCCTACGCGCATCCCTCAACCTTTGGGTGAGTGTTGTGCGCGGTTGGATTGAGCCTGGGCGTTGGCCGTCCCTTGAATACACAGGGGACATCCCTAATGGTGGGGTCGTGGCGATCGAATCTTCGCTGGACGACTCCCGATACAGCGCGACTAGATGCGTCAACTTGTCAGACGGTCGGGTGCTTGTCACCGTTGCGTTCATCGCCGAGTCAATTACAGAGCTGTGGGACAACGTGCAAGAACTTGCCAAAGACCCCACGATCAGGTTTGCCTTGTCGCCAACCGTGGACGCAACTTGCCCACCGAACATTGAGCGCCGCCGAGTCGTCGTTGGCTATGCAGAACTTGGACGGTTTACACCGCTTGCCAAAAACATGATTGCCGAAGGACGCTTACTGCACACAGGAGAAAAACTGTTAGCAGAACATGTCCAGCGCGCGGTCGCGGTACGCACGGACAACACCATAGTTTTGTCCAGTAAACGCAGTCCAGGAAGCATCGAGTTAGCGCGAACAATGGTCTGGGGAATTGGCATGTGTGCACGTCCAGCCCACACAGGTAAACCCATGCTGGTTGCCGTTAACCACTAACATTCTCGTCGGCGACCGCACGTTCTTGCCTTTTGTCGGAATCGGATGAGTCTCGTGCGGTTGCCACCTATATGGCAAAGTGGTAACTATGGCGATCTTTAACAAAACCAAAAAAGCAGCAATCAGTCCAGCGCCAGCAAAGGCAGCTGCGGCTGGTGGATTTGCACCCGGTTACTCATCGTCAAATGTCGGCGTCAACATGATCGGCCAGTACTACACCTATCGCGAAGGCGAAGCGCGCAACGCTGCAATAAGCGTCCCAACAATTAACCGCGCGCGCGACCTTATGGCATCCGTCATTGGCTCAATGCCATTGCGAATGTACAACGAAGTTTGGGATGAAACCGAAGAAGAAATGACCAAGGTTTATCTCGCTCCACGATCATGGATACGCAGACCAGACCCAAATGTCAGTTTCCAATTTCTTATGAGCTGGACTCTCGATGACCTCATGATGTTTGGCAGAGCATTCTGGTACATCACCTCGCGCACCGCCGACGGCTATCCTGCCACGTTCACTCGACTGCCTGCCGGCTCAATTACAACAACCGACATGGCTGGCCCTGTTTGGTTTGCACCGTCTTCGCAAGTGTATTTTCAAGGTGGAGAAATTGACCCTGCAAACCTTGTTCAATTCTTGTCGCCGTCACAAGGCCTGATTTACTCGGCTCCTGGTGCAATTGAAACCGCGTTGAAACTTGAAGCCGCGCGCAATCGCAACGCATCATCAAGCATTCCTGCTGGCGTGTTAAAGCAAACTGGTGGCGAACCGTTAAGCGCGCAAGAACTTGCTGATTTGGCATCCGCGTTTAATGCGGCGCGAGCAACAAATCAAACTGCCGCGCTAAACGAGTATTTGTCTTACACCGAAACCAATTCAACGCCTGACAAAATGTTGTTGATTGAAGCATCGCAATACCAAAGTCTTGAATGCTCCAGGCTCGCAAATGTTCCGCCATACCTTGTCGGGGTTGCTACTGGCGCGTACTCATACCAGTCGTCACAACAAGCGCGCGCAGACCTCTATTTGTTCGGCGTGAAATTGTATGCCGACGCAATTGCTGGCGCATTGTCAATGGACAACGTGCTACCGCGCGGAACATACGTTGAGTTTGACGCGCACGAATACCTAGAAGAAAACTTTATGGCCGACAGCATGAGTGACCGAGAAACAGTTATAGAAGAAAACACACAAGAGGAGATTGCATCATGATCAAATTGATTGCAGGAGAGTTCACACTTGACGCCGCTAAAGGCGACGCACCACGACGCACAATCAGCGGAACCGCAGTTCCCTACAACGTGCCGGCAACAGTTTCGGACGGCACAGCTGTGATTTTCCGCCCAGGCTCATTGCCAGTCGAGGGCAAAGCACCGCGTTTGTTTATGTACCACGACGCCAGCATGCCAGTAGGCGTTGTCACCGAGCGCGTGGACACCGAGCAGGGCATGATGTTTAGTGCCAAGATCAGCGCAACCAGCCTCGGTAACGACGCTTTGGTCATGGCGCAGGACGGCACAATTGACCAAGTTTCTGTTGGCGTAAATCCCGTCAAGTTCTCATACGACGAAGCAGGAACCATGATTATCGAAGCAGCGGATTGGACAGAGTTGTCGCTCGTTCCGATCGGCGCGTTTGGTGACATGGCCAACATTGCCAGCGTCGCAGCGAGTATCCACCAAGAGCCAGAACAAGTAGTGTTAAATGAAGAAGTAGTCCCAGAACAGGAGAATGAACCCATGTCAGAAGTAACCGCACCAGCAGTTGAGGCAACAATCCCAACCGCGCCAATTTTCGCACAAGCCAAAAAAGAATTTGTATTGCCAAGCGCAGGCGAATTTATGGCCGCTTACCATATCGGTGGCGACACTTTTAAGAACATGAACGCAGCAGTTGCTGAATACTCGGCATCAAAGAAAACCGCATTGCAGGCAGCTGCAGGTGACGTGCTCACGACCGATACACCTGGTCTTTTGCCAGTTCCAGTTCTTGGCCCATTGGTTCAGGACTTGAACTTCTTGCGTCCAGTAGTCGAGGCTGTAGGCGCTCGCGCTTACCCAGACAACGGTCAGCAAAAGACGTTCATCCGTCCAACAATCACCACGCACACCAGCGTTGCAGCACAGTCGCCAGAATTGTCGGCAGTATCAGCAACCACCATGGTGATTGCATCCAACTCGGTCGCAAAAACCACACTTGCTGGACAAGTAACCCTTTCCGTTCAAGACATTGACTTCACATCACCTGCAGCAATGCAATTGATTTTGAATGACCTCATGGGCGAATACATGATCGCATCTGACAACCTTGCAGCAGACAACTTGCTCACCGCAGCAACATCGTCAGGCGTATGGGACGGCACCGTTGCTGACTTGTTGAAGTCGGTTTATGACTCAGCTGTGGACATTTCAAACGGTCGCAACTGGACACCAACCCACATGTTCGTAAGCCCAGACGTATGGGGTCAACTCGGACAACTTGCCGACACAACTGGCCGTCCAGTATTCCCATTCATCGGCGCAGGCCTTACCGGTCAAAACGCACTCGGAAACGCAACCGCATCTTCATGGAACGGCAACCCACTCGGTCTGCAGTTGGTAGTTGACAGCAACTTTGCTGCTAAGACCATGATCATCACCCGCGTTGGTCAAGGCCAAGGCGATGCGTACGAGTTCTACGAATCAATTCGTGGCCTCATGTCGTTGGAGAACCCATCAACTTTGGGTCGCAACATGAGCTTCCACGGCTACGTGTCCACGTTCGCCGCGATCTCTGGAATGATCCGCAAGATCACCCAGGCTTAGTCGAGAGCGGGCTAACCGCTCATGGCTACTTACACAGTTACTAACAAGTATCTGGTGGATAACTACGCCGTACTGCAACTCTTGACCCCCAGCGAGATTGCAGTCGGCCAATCCATTACGGTCGCGTCAGTTGATGCCACATTTAATGGCGTTGCATCGGTCGTGGCACTTCCCCAGTATTTGTACATTGGTACAGACACGCAGGGCGATCTGCTTTACGACTATCAGGTGCCAATTCAGAACCAGGTGCTTTACGCCAAGACCGCAAGCGATGTCGAGCGTGTAGCGGCGTCTGGCACCGTTTCGTATGACCCCGTATGCACATGGGTGACGGCAGCGCAGGTCATGTCGTACCTTGGCATCACGATCACAAACCCGTCAGACGATTACACGTTGCTCACGCAATCTGTATCAGCTGGTAATCAGTTTTGTTATCGCAGGCGTCAGGAGTCGGGCTATATCGACTCCCTAACGACCTCACCAGGCGGTGACGCAACATTGGGCACTTTGATGTATTGCGCCGCTCTATGGCGCTCTAGAGGCTCAATAGAGGCAACCTACGCCACGTTTGACGGCATGGGCTCGGCACCACAGCAAAGCCTGACCCCGATCGTCAAGCAACTCTTAGGTATTCCTCGTCCAGCGGTTGCCTGATGTCGTACACCGACCTGTTCAACGAAGCGATTGATGACGTCACCGCGACGCTGACCTCTGTGTCTGGGCTCCGTGTAATAAATGACCCAACAAAATTAATTCCTAATTCGGTTTATTTGGACGCGCCAAACTTCACGACGTTTGCTGGCAACGGCAACATTGTGCGCCTTGAGTTCCCGATCAAGGTCATCGGTTCTGGGCCTGCAGGTCTGCCGGTGCTCCGCTCAATCTTGAGCATTGTTGCAAGTGTTCTTAACTCGCCGATCATTGTTATGGCTGGCCGTCCGTCAAGCCTTGAGATTGGTGGCGCGTTGTACCCGTGCTACGACCTTGATTGCGCTATCCAAGCCCAGACCGCATAATCCACTACTACCTAATACAAATCATCTACTATCAGATCAGAACTTAAGGAGCAAACATGCCAGCATCAACTTACCTCTCGAACCCAGTCGTGAAAATCGGAACAGCAATTGGCACCATTGTTGACATCACCGATCAAGTCAGCGCAGCAACATTGACTGTTACTGCAGAAGCACTTGAAGACACCGCATTCGGTCAGACTTCACGCACCATGACTGCAGGTTTGTTCAGCAACTCATTGACCTTGACTGTGTACGCATCGTATGCAGCGTCAGAGTCGTACGCGGTTCTTGCACCGTTGCTTGGCACTAAGTGCACCGTCAAAGTAAATCCAAGTAGCGCTGCCGATTCGGCGACGAATCCAGGGTTTATTTTGACAGATACCTATTTTTCTAGCCTGCCTGTGATCAACGCGTCCTTGGGTGAGCTTAGTGTTTACGAGATCGAGCTCCAAGGGGGCACGTACTCGGTTGACACAACCGCATAATTAACGGCTCCAAGCCGACATAGGAGAACAATGAAAATCAAGTTGCAGTTAAAGCGCACGCCTGACAGCGCGCCAGAGTATTACTACACAAACTTGTTTGTGGTTACAGAATGGGAGCGACTTGAACGTCGCAACATTCAACAACTCTCCGCAAACCCGTTGTACTCGGATTACGCCTGCTGGATGCACACAATTCTTAACAACAAAGGCGAGCAAGTTGGTGACAACTGGCGCGAATGGTTAAGCAAAAACC